TCTGCTGGAAGAACAAAACGGCTTGCTGGAAAAAATGATTGAACATGCTGAAAAGTTGGGTGGCAAAGAAGCCGGTGCCAACGTTCGCAAAATGTTCCAGCTCACACGTACCCTAGGCACTCAAGGTGCGCAAGCCATGATGGCAATGCAAGGTGGTGGCAGCATGGCTGGAGTTACAGGAGGTGCCGGTGGCAGCATGCCAGGTCAACCTGGCCCAGTAACATCACCTGGCAATTTCCAACTTGGTCCACAAACTCAAGCCGGCGGCGCAGTAGCTAGGCCAGCCACTCCCGGCGGCGGTGGCAGCACTGTACCAACTGGCCCACAACCAAACTATAGTACAGGTGGTCGCAGTCTCAGTGGAGCAATGTCAACACTGCAAGCCAGAGGACTTGGCTATCACTATTTGATTGGGCGCGACGGTCAGGTACATCCTTACTATCCAGACAACACTGTGGCCTATCATGCCGGTCCCACAGATAAAAATCCCGGAGTAGGCAACTGGAATACTATTGGTGTTGCTGCTCTAGCCAATGACAACAATGACCTAACCAAAGAACAACTAGACGCTGCTATCAAACTCAATCAAATGTTGGCAGGCAAATATGGTTTTTCTTCTTCCAATGCATTTGGTCACGGTGCAGTAACATCTCGCAAAGCGCCCACTGAAGGCGAATACATGGTCAAGGCCATCAAGAGTGGCATGAGTCAATTGCCTTCGGCACAGAAAGGCGGCATAGTATCTGGACCAGATCAAGGTTATCTAGCTGAACTACATGGTCAAGAAGCTGTGGTTCCGCTGCCAGATGGCAAAGCAATTCCGGTATCATTAGATATCAAACAACCCGAAGCACCAGTTAAAAAAGAAGCACAGATAATCAAGTTAAGTTTTGATGATGTTTTCAAAGATTTCAGTTTTGGGGGAATGAGTGAGCTTAGAGGTTATAATGCCGGCCCCATGAGCACTGATCTCAATGCGGTCAAGGAAATTGCTACCGGCATGGGTGCATTTGACAAAGCCACACAAACCATCACTGATGTCAACACTTGGAAAGAAATTATAAATTCTGGCATTGCTATGAACTATGACGTTGGCATGGCTAAGATTGGAACTGAAGCTATTCCGGGTATTGGTCGTGAAATGGCACAGCGTGTCAGTGAAATTGTGGCTGAAAAAGGTGTGGATCAGAAAGACGCTTTCAACGTCATGGCACAAGAATTCAAGACTGCCATGGCATCAGCAGTGAAAGAAATCTTAAAGAGTACTGAAGACACCAAAGGTGCTAACTTTGATGCTTTGACTGAAGGAATTCGGGATCTAGTATCCAAGCAAAGTGAAGCCAACGACATCAGCAAGAAGATACTGTCAGTAAGCCAGTAACGCGGTAAATAAACAACTATGGCAGATCGAACTCAACCCGGCTGGAAAAAATATTTTAAAGTTGCAGACACTTCAGGTGTGATGAGTCCTATCAATGGGCGCAACAGTTTTGGATTACCAGGCTATGCCAAAAACGATGGCGACAATGGTATAATCAATGATTTTACCTTTAGAAACTATGCCAGCAGACTGCCCGAAGTTTACTCTGGTCACCCCAACAGAATTGAGCGTTACAATCAGTATGAGAACATGGACATGGACTCAGAAATCAACGCCTGTTTGGACATCATTGCTGAGTTCTCTACACAGCTAAACGAACAAAACGGCACACCGTTTGACATTGATTATACAGACAAACCCACTGATCACGAAGTAGACATCATACGCAAACAACTACAGCAGTGGACCAAGCTGAACAAGTTGGATCAACGCATATTCAAACTGTTCCGAAACACAGTGAAATATGGCGATCAAGTGTTTGTGCGAGATCCAGAAACGTTTGAAATGTACTGGGTTGACATGAGCAAAGTCATGCGTATTATTGTGAACGAGAGCGAAGGCAAGCGACCTGAGCAGTATGTGATTCGTGACATCAATCCCAACTTTCAAAACATGACTGTGGCAGCCAAGACTACTACAGACTACATGACCAATCCTGTGACAGGTACCATTGCTGGATCAGCCAACTACACCATGCCCAACGGCGGCGCAGGCGGAGGTGTGGGCAACAGTCGTTTCATGACTGCCATGAATGAAACATGCCTGGATGCCAAGCATGTGGTACACATGAGTTTGAATGAAGGCCTGGATGTGTTTTGGCCGTTTGGGCGATCAATATTGGAACAAATTTATAAAGTTTTCAAGCAAAAAGAACTGCTAGAAGACTCAGTGTTGATCTATCGTGTGAGTCGTGCTCCAGAGCGCAGAGTGTTTAAAATTGACGTGGGTAACATGCCCAGTCACCTTGCTATGCAGTTTGTGGAACGTGTGAAAAACGAAATGCACCAGCGCAGAATCCCCACTGTGACAGGTGGTGGTGCCAACATGATGGATGCCAGCTACAACCCACTGAGTATCAACGAAGACTACTTCTTCCCTCAAGGTCAAGACGGTCGTGGCTCATCAGTTGATGTGTTGCAAGGCGGCCAAAACTTGGGCGAAATTGACGACTTAAAATATTTCAACAACAAAATGGCCCGTGGTTTGCGTGTGCCATCCAGCTATTTGCCCACTGGCCCTGACGATTCAGATCGTGCCATGAGTGACGGCAAAGTGGGCACAGCACTGATTCAAGAGTACAGATTCAATCAGTATTGTGAACGATTGCAAGGGCATATTGCACAGAAATTAGACGACGAATTCAAGATGTTCTTGAAGTGGCGTGGGTTTAACATTGACTCTAGCCTGTTTAATTTGCAGTTTTGCCCACCTCAAAACTTTGCTTCGTATCGTCAAAGCGAACTAGACAACACTAGAATTCAAGCATTTATGCAACTAGAGCCGTTGAACTACATGTCTAAACGATTCTTGCTAGAACGTTTCTTGGGCTTGAGTGAAGACGAGATCAAAGAAAACGAACAGCTCTGGAAAGAAGAACGTGATCAACCTGAGTTGCAAACCCAAAGCGGTCAGGACTTGCGCAGTGTGGGCATTACCCCTGGCAACATGGAAAGCGACATTGAGACTGGTGAAGAAATGGCCAACATGGCCCAGCCCCCAGGTGGCACACCTGGAGTCGATGCACAAGCATCTGCTGGCGGCCCCGGCGGTGTAATGCCCAGCTCGGCCGCTGGTGCACCGCCCACTGTATAAATATCACTATGCTACTACAAGAGTTTTGGAACAAAGAACCTGAAGCCTATCAAGATCTCAAGGACGATAACAGTCAAATACGTCTAAAAGATCTTCGCAAAACTCGTCTCACCTTGAGACAATTAAACAAACTGCGCAAAATGAACGATGTTCGCGCATACGAATACAAAGAAAAATTAAAAGACGTGCGTCAACAGTACGCACCGCCGCCACAACCAGTGGCATAATATTGTCCACTTGGGACAAATATCAGCCTTTTTCTACCATTAAACCACCATATTTTAGGTTGTTATGTAAATAACAGCACACTTTACCTATAGGAGTTTCCGTATGAACAGATTTGAACAATTGATCGAATATGTGATCAATGATGAAGAAGCGAAAGCTAAAGAGCTTTTCCATGATATTGTAGTGGAAAAGAGCCGTCAAATTTATGAAAATTTGATGCAAGAAGAAGCTGAAGAGCTTGACGAAGCTGAAGAAGAGCTTGACGAAGCCGAGGAAGGCGAAAAAGACGAAGAAGAGTTAGACGAAGACGCCATAGGCGGCGACGCATCTGACGACCTAATCGACGAAGTGGAAATGGAAGAGGAATCTGACATGAACATGGAAGGCGAAGAAGGCGAAGAAGAAATTGAAATTGGTGGCGACGACATGGGCGGAGACGACATGGGCGGTAGTGACGAACCAGCAACCAAAGACGACATTATGAATTTAGAAGACAAACTGGACCAGTTGATGGCCGAGTTTGAAGACCTAATGGGCGGTGGTGATGACAGAAATGGGCATGATGCCCATGGCCGAAGCTCTTACACTCAAAGCAGCCCCAAAGCCAGTGACCACTGAACAAGGTGATGGCAAAGCCGGTCCTGTAGCATTTAACTCAGGTGCAACTGGTATGGCCAGCAAGCCAGTTAAAACTGGTGCCGATGGTGGCGGTCATCACGACACTGCCGCTTATCGCAACACAGTAAAAGATCTAGGCGTAACTCCTACTCAAGACGCTGGTAAGAAAGCATTTAAATCTGCTGCCCCAGCCCCAGTAAAGAGTCAAGCCAGTGGTGTAAACACCAAGAGCCCACTACCCGGTGGTCGTTAATTTAAGGTAGTTAAATGTCATCAAAATACCTAAGAGAAGATCTAACTTTTAGCCAGGCCAACATCCAAGTCTTGGAAGAGGCTGATGTGTCTGGCAAAAAGAATCTCTATCTCAAAGGCATCTGCATTGAAGGCGACAAGCGCAATGCAAATGAACGCATTTACCCACGCCACGAAATTATCAAGGCAGTAGAAACCATCAACGAACAGATCCGTAACGGTAACTCCGTTTTAGGTGAAGTGGACCATCCAGACGATCTCAAGATTAACTTGGATCGTGTGTGCCACACAGTTGAAGGCATGTGGATGGACGGACATGCTGGTTGCGGCAAGTTGAAAATTCTACCAACCCCCATGGGGGAATTGATAAAGACACTGTTGACATCTGGCGTAAAGCTGGGTGTAAGCAGTCGTGGTTCTGGTAATGTTGAGCACCCAATGCCTATCCCACAGCTATCTATGAGGGCTTGCTTAACATGAAGCATGGTCATAGAGTGTGGGAAATGGCTCGTGAAGCTGGCGAGGGTGACAAAGTACAGAGATACTTGAAAGAGGAAGTCAAACGCCTCATCAAGGATCTCAAAATCTAAGGAGAACCAGGCATGTTTGATGCTATTAAACCATTGCTCGAAAGCGGCCTGATTAACGAAGAAATCGGTAAGGAACTCAACGAAGCTTGGGAATCTAAACTGAACGAAGCCCGTGAATCAGTTCGTGCAGAACTCAGAGAAGAGTTTGCACACCGCTATGAGCATGACAAGTCAGTCATGGTCGAAGCCCTAGATAAGATGGTAACAGAAGGTCTTGCTGGTGAAATTCAAACCATTGCTGCTGAGAAGCAGTCATTGGTTGAAGATCGCGTTAAGTTCCAAGCTAAAATGAAAGAATCAGCACAGAAGTTTAACGGCTTCTTGGTTCAGAAACTGGCTGAAGAAATTAGCGAACTACGCCGAGATCGCAAAATGCACACAGAAGGTTTGGCCAAGTTGGAAAACTTTGTGGTGCATGCATTGGCACATGAGATTCAAGAATTTGCTCGTGACAAACGTGACGTGGTGGAAACCAAGGTTCGTTTGGTACGCGAAGCACGCGAAAAACTTGAATCACTGAAGACACGTTTCGTTAAAGAAAGTGCTCAGAAAATGAGTCAAGCTGTTAGCCGTCATTTGAAGGCAGAACTCAATCAGTTGCAGGAAGACATTAAAGTTGCTCGAGAGAACAATTTTGGCCGTCGTATCTTTGAAGCTTATGCAGCAGAATTTGGTGCTACTCATCTCAATGAGAAAGCCGAAGTTCGTAATTTGCATAACATCATTGCCAACAAGGACCGTAAGTTGGCCGAAGCAATTGAACTCAGCAAGAAAGTAAAAGTCTTGGTTGAGTCAAAAGAACGCGAACTGCGTATGATTAAAGAATCCAACGAGCGTGACAGCACAATGGATGAACTGCTACGTCCCTTGAACAAGGAAAAGCAAGAAGTCATGCGTAATTTGCTCGAAAGCGTCCAAACTAACCGTTTGAAAAACGCCTTCGAAAAGTATCTACCAGCAGTGCTGGAAGACCGTTCTGTGAAAGCTCCCAAAGTGATCACAGAAAACGTCACCGCAGTCACTGGTGATAAAAATGTCTGGCAGGGCTTTAAAATTTTTTAGGAGACTTAAATGTCACAAGAACTATTAGAAAGTCGTTGGGATGAGACCAAAGAGGCCCTGTTAGAAGGCCTCCAAGGCACCAAACGCAATAGCATGAAGGTTATTCTTGAGAATACCCGACGCTACTTGAAAGAGAATGCAAGTTCTGGCAGCACTGTTGCCGGTAACATTGCAACATTGAACCGTGTGATTCTGCCAGTAATCCGTCGTGTTATGCCCACCGTTATTGCTAACGAGTTGGTTGGCGTTCAGCCCATGACCGGACCTGTTGGACAGATCCACACCTTGCGTGTGCGTTACGCACAGAGTTTGACTGACAGTTCAGCTGCCGCTACAAGCGTCACTGCTGGCCAAGAAGCTTTGAGCCCATTCACAATCGCTACTGCATACTCTACAGTTCCTCAAGGTACTAGCACAGCTACTACCTACACCGGCGGCTCAACAGCTAGCATGGAAGGTACTGGCGGTAAGCAAATCAGCGTTCAAATCTTGAAGCAAGCTGTTGAAGCCAAGACTCGTAAATTGCAAGCACGTTGGACATTTGAAAGTGCCCAAGATGCTCAAGCCATGCATGGCATCGACGTTGAAGCTGAAATCATGGCAGCTTTGGCTCAAGAAATTACCGCTGAAATTGACCAAGAGATTCTTTTGAGCTTGCGCTCATTGGCATCTACTGAGTTCACATACAACCAAGCTACCGTTTCAGGTACAGCTACATTCGTTGGTGACGAACACGCCGCTTTGGC